AGGTCATGGATTATAGAATGGCAACGGCTATTATTGTTTTATTGTTGCTAATCCTGGCGCTGATTGTGTGGGATGTATGGAATATTTAGGCTACGAATGGTGGGCGCCTGATCCTGTAGAGCCACCGCCCCCAGATGATGAGGGAGATGACGAAGATGTTATAGAAGAAACGCCGCTTAAGATGATGCTGTAGCAGCTAGATAAGCTTGCATAATCTCATGATGTTTTTTGCCGTATTTAGGGATGCGATATGGCCTTAAGAATGAACCAACTAACCGTATTTGCTCAGGTTCGGTGAGGTTGATATCGTAGAGAAGTTGGAGTAACTGGTTAAGATTCATGCGGTGGAATCCTGCATGATTGTAAGAATTCCACCACATGTGCATTGAGTTTGCTAGGTTAGTCTTTAGGTGAGGCATGTAGTTTAGAAATTATCAACAAGTTTTTTTAGTGCTTCAATCTTTTCATCTGGTAAGGTCTGTAACTTTGCGTTAATCGCAACGATAGAGAGGTGCTTATTCTCGTTTTGTATTATGGGCTTGGCCGGTATATCGGTTACGTGTTGTATGACCTTCACCGGATCAAGGTTTAATACTTTACAGTACTCCACAAAAAGGGCAACAGATAATTGGTTTTTAGCCTTCTCGTATTTCTGGATTTGCTGGAAACTAATTCCAAGCCTATCCCCTAACCCCTTTTGGCTTAATCCGTTAACAGTACGGTAATGACGCAGCAAGGTTGCTAGATATTCATCTGTTTTGGTGAGTTTCTTACGTGGCATGGTGGTATTATCCTTAAATTATGAACATTGTGTAAAAATCCATTCGCATTGCTGCCCGGTGCAGATACACACAGGTTTTCCGGTGCATCCGAAAGGTGGATATGGTGGGAATCCGCATGACGAAGCGTTGGCAAGGTTAGGGGTGAAAATAGATAGTGCGATGATAATTAATAGTTTTTTCATATTTACCTCATGATTAAAATACATTGTTCTTTAGAGTAGCCAGCTTCCTGACAGAGCCGCATCCCCTCTTTGTCCATCGAATAAATAAAGATTGAACAGAGCGAAAGCAGAAAGGCAGCGATTAGGATTAGGCTAGTGTAGTTTAAGGTTTTCATGGCTATTCTCCTTTGGCTTTTTTAATTGCAGCACGAGCGCATCCCCATGCTAAAGGTTTTTGCTCTTCGTAGTCTGATGGGCGGTTATCCTTAAGGAAAACTAGCCACTCTAAAGCCTCAAGAAGCTCAGGAGCTGCTTCAATTAGCTTTGCGTGGCGCGCTTCATACCCATAATACATAATTGTTTCATGTTCTTTAGTCATAATATCCCCTCTTCGATTAGTTTGTAAGTAGCGTGGATCAGTAGGGCAATCCCATAGATCCCTGCCATTATATCCCACTTGTAGTATTGCCAGAGTTTTTTAAGGGTCATGGTTTATCCATGCTGATAATAATTAATAAAATATTCTTGTTCTTCTGGGTTATTTTTTGCAACAACCTTAGAGATAAGGCTTATTGAATACTCTGCTTCCCGTATTTGTCTTTCTATAGCCCCATGCTTATGATCTGGGTGATAGAATATCTCAGGCTTCAGACCATCTTTTTTTAAGCGTCCCAACTCTCCTTTTTTGACTGCATCCATTAACTCCTTTCTTACTTGAGCTGGTATTCTGCCAGTTATTACTCTTGTAGCTTCAGCTCTTATCATTTCAACATTTTTTCCTACCATTTTAGTTTCCTCCATTTAAGTTAGGCGGGGGATTTCTCCCCCGGTTGGTTAGGCAGCTTTAAGAGCTTTTAAAACTTGAATCTGCCCTTTCGCTATTTGAGTATAATATTTCTTGATAGTGTGCTGCTTGCCATCACGTGGGCGCATTTCTTTTAGGTAGTACCGCAAGCCACGTAAAATATGTGATTTAAAGTCTTGTTCTTCTTTATACCCTGTTATGTCTATCCTTGCTTCGTAGCTATGTTCGTCCCAATAAGCTACCACATAAGTTTTATCATAAGAGCCGAAAGAACCACGTTTTACATCTTCATCTTGCTTTAATTTTTTGATCTTCAGTAATGCGGCATCAAGATCAGCAAGCGTATTATATTTACCAACATACTCGCTACCAGCTTCTGTCATTGTTATTTCAAATTTGATAGTTTGATCTTTATTGCTCATTTTAGTTTCCTCCGTGTTGTTTGTTCTTATAATTGTAGAATACACCCTTGGTTGTCATTCGTCAATTGGAAATTACGGATATTTAGGTAAGTGATTGAATTGTAGGGGATAAAACTTTTTATTCACTATTCAGTTAAAAAAGTGGTATAATATTGTGAGAGGTGTTTAGTTATGGGCAGACCTACCAAATACAATGAGAAAATAGCGGCTAGCATTTGCAAGTACATTGTAGAGGGGTATTCGCTACGCCATATTGAGGCACAAGAGGGAATGCCTCATAAGTCTACAATCATGGATTGGTGTATAAAATACCCTGATTTTGCCGACCAATACGCACGCGCGAAGGAGCATCAGGCGGAAGCTTTTGCCGAGGAACTCCTTGATATTGTTGACGATGCGACAAATGACTGGATCGAGCGAGAGAATCAAAAGACCGGGCAGCCATATATAGCATTGAACGAGGAAGCTATAGCACGTTCAAGGTTGAGAATGGAAGCTAGAAAGTGGCTTATGGGAAAGATGAAACCCAAGAAATACGGCGATAAATTAGACGTTGAACACGCTGGCACGTTTACCTTTAAGACGGTGAGTTATAAGGATGTAGAAGACGATGCGTAAGCCAAAAGGCACTGAGATAACAATCCCTTATAACTTCAAGCCACGCGATTATCAGATTGCGCAATACAAGGCGATGGATAACGGGATTAAGCGGGCGATTAAGTGCTGGCACCGTCGAGCTGGTAAAGACCTATGCGATTGGAATTACCTTATAAAGCGTGCTGTTGAAGATAAGCCTGGTGCTTACTGGTATATCTTTCCCACGTTAAAACAGGGGCGTAAAGCCCTTTGGGAAGGGTTTACCAAAGATGGTATGCCTTACCTTGGTTTTATCCCCGATCAATTACGTAAGCGTGTTAATAACCAAGAGATGATTGTCGAGCTGGTTAATGGCGCCGTTATCCGGGTTGTTGACGCTATCCCTGATAAGTCTGTTGGTGCTGGTGTACGTGGCGCGGTGTTCTCTGAGTATAGCCTGATGCGTCCGTCCATGCTTGAGTACGTCGAGCCTATGTTATTGGAAAATAACGGATGGGCTATCTTTAACGGCACGCCACGGGGTGAGAATCACTTTTATAAGCTGCTGCAAATGGCTAAGGCCAATCCTGCCTGGTTTGCTCAGGTGTGTACTATCGAGGACACAGGAGTAGTGACGCTTGAACAGATCGACGCGCTACGCTTAGAGGGTAGACCGGAAGAGCTGATACAGCAGGAGTATTATTGCTCGTTCAACGGCTCTATCCTTGGTGCGTATTACGCTAAAGAAATGGCGGATATCGGACGTAGTGGACGCATTAAAACACTTGAATATGATGCGAGCTATCTTGTCAACACAGCTTGGGATATTGGTATTGGTGATAGCACGGCTGTGTGGTTTTATCAGGTATGCAACAACCAGGTGCGGATCATCGATTACTTTGAACAATCAGGATGGGGCTTGCCTAAATGGGCGGAATACCTCAAAGGAAAGCCTTACTCATACGGCGCACACTATGCACCACACGATATGGAGGCACGGGAGTTTGGCACAGGGCAATCCCGCATAGATCAGGCTAAAAAGCTTGGTATTACCTTCAAGGTATGCCCTAAGCTACGGGTTGAAGACGGTATTAGCGCAGTCCGTAACCTATTGCCGCGCTGTGTGTTTAGTGTAGAGCGCTGCAAGGAAGGAATAGACGCGCTCAAGCAATATCGCGCAGAATGGGATGAGGAGAAGCACATTCTTAGCGCCAAGCCATTACATGATTGGTCAAGCCACGGTGCCGACGCGTTCCGGTATTTAGCTTTAACGCTGACAGACGATAGGCCGAAATTCAATTACAGTCAGTTATACGACTAACTCTACCATAGATAGGTATAAACCCCGTATTATTGAGCACCCACTCGCAATATACACACTATAAGGTTGTTATTTTATGATGAAAGACCAAGAGATACTAGACGTGTTCCGTAAACGGATTAACCAATTCCTTGATGATAGGAACTGGTGGCGTGAACAGGAAGTGCTTGATTCGTTTGGTGTGTACGATGGGACAGGCCAATGGCTGCAAGAAGACGTAGCGGAACAGGAAAAGGCTAAAATGCCTGTGCAGACTATCAACAAAACCGCTCCTGTGGTTGATGCTGTGTCGGGGTTCCAGATTCAGAACGCAATAGACATTGATTTTACCGCACGAAATGCCGCCACTAACCAGGAAATAGACATTGTTCAAGTGGTTAGTAAGTATATTGAACACGATTCAGGGCAGACGTTTGAGAATAACCAGGCGTTTGCGGATATGCTTAAGTGCGGTGTCGGTGCGGTTAACCATGAGATTTTGTTTGAAGAAGATAACATTGATGGTGATCCGTCCATTCGTAGGATTTATCCTTATTTGCTGGCGTTTGACACGTCTGCCCGGCGTAAGAACCTACGCGATGCTAGCTGGGTGTGTGAAGCAAAGATTATATCGGACGAGGTGGCTAGAGAAGAAACGGGCGATGAGTTTATCTCCGGTGGAACTGGGGATGAGCGTTTCTTGCAATACTTCCAGGCGGTGAATCCTAAGCAAGAGGTCACGATGGCTTACGATTACCAATGGCGTGAGCGTGTTAATATCTATCGTGGTAAAAATCCCTTTTACAAGGGTGAGCTACAAGTGAAACCTAACCCTGCTTTAGTGGCTTATCTTGAGATTGCCAAGGAAAAGTACGGCTTTGACCCGCTAGAAGATAGCGTGATTACGGTCGAGGGTGATAAACGTGCCGATCTAATCGAAGAACTAAAGCATTTCGGTGTTGATATTAAGCTGGTACGCCAAAAGAAATATCGCTACTACCGCGCCAAGATTATCGGTAATACGGTGGTGGATAAAGAGGAAAACTTTAGCCAAAAGGGCTTCTCTATCAAGTTCATGACGGGCAAATTTGACGAGACATTACAGGCACATTATGGCCTGATCCGTTCAATGAAACACGCGCAACGCTTACTCAACAAAGCGGTGTCTGATTATCAAGGCTTCCTCTCATCTATACCGATGGGTGGGTATATGATAGAGGAAACCTCAACCACCGATATTAAGGGCTTTAAGGATTCCCTGCTTAAATCTAAGATGATTACGGTTATTGCCGATGGTAAGACTGGCACGGTAATGCCTAAACCAATCCCTCCTATGCCAGATGGTCTGATGGAAATGATTAGCTTTGCCATGTCTGCAATCATGGAAGTGGTCGGGGTTACGCCTTCGCTAATGGGTGAGATTGACTCTAAAAACATGACGGGGTTACTTCAAGGGCAGCTTGTTCGTAGTGGTTTGGCTGTGTTGGCTGTGTATTTTGATGCTTACCGTTACTTCATGAAAGACCAGGCTAAACTTAAGATTGATATGTGCCGAGTATTGGCCGAATCAAACGAAGGCCGTGCCATTAAGAATTTGACAGGCAAAGGAGACCAAGAGTATGTGAAACTCCAAAGCTCTGACATTGCGCAAGAATACGACATAGAGCTTGGAGAGGTGCCGCAAACTCCAAACGAAAAAGCTGAAATCTTTACCAAGCTGATTGAGTTGGTGCAAATGCTTGTGTCGATCAATCCTTCTGGTGCTGCTGGTGCGTTATCAATTGCTATGCCGTTCTCACCGTTGCCAAAAGAGCAACAAGATCAGGCCATTGCTTTGATGCAACCAGCTCCTGCACCGGAACCAGATCCGAATGCTATTGCGCTATTACAAGCTGAGACTGCCGAGAAGATGTCAACAGCCAATAAAAACGCTGCTGATGCCAAACTTAAAGAGATGGAAACGTTGTTGAAATTACAGGAGTTGAATCAAGGTAGGGACAAAGATGAGCCGCAAGACCCAGAATTGGCGCTAAAGATACGCCAACAGGAAATAGATCAAGGTATTGCTATGCGTCAACAAGAGATCGAAGCGGCAAGCCTGGCCATTGAGAGGGAAAAGCTAGAAATTGAACGCATGAAAGTTTGTGCTGATGTCATGAAGCAGAAAATGATGTGCGATAAGGAGGAAGATGACGACAAGGCCGATATGATGCAAGAGTTTGAGAAAATGATAAAACCATTACATGATTCTATGAATAAGATGATGAAGATGGGCAGTGAAAAATAAATTAATTAAGAGGCAAATACTATGACTGATAAAGAAATCTTAAGTTCTCCCGAATCATTCCACCAACACCTTGCAGAATTGCAGGGGGAAGCACCGACAGAAGCGGAAGCGCCAATTGTAGAAGAAGAGCAACCTACAGAAGAAGAAGCCCCAGCGGAGGCACCAACCCCAGAACCAGAACCACAACAAGAAAGTGATGATGATTCTGATGTGATTGAGGCGGTAAACGGTCAAGTTCCGGTGTCTGTTCTTAAGCGTCAAGTAGCTAAATTACGCGCCGAACGCGAGGAAAAGATTAGGTACAAGACGGAAAACGACAATATTAAGCGTGCGCTTGAGATTTATGCACAACAAGAATCTGGCGAGCCACAGAAAGAGGAAGTAAATACAGGATTTGATCCGTTAGATACTGAGGCAGATCGCTTTTATAAGGCTAAAATCGCAGAACTAGAAAGTAAATACGCCAAATTAGAGGCCGCTACCAATAAAACGGCCGTTGATGTCGGTAACTCAGCGTTTAAAGTTGAGGTAACGCAACAATATTCTGCCGCAGTTAAAGAAAAACCTGATTTGGACGCTGCTTATAATCACATTGCACAGGCTGAATACAAGAAAAACCTGCGTGTTCTTGGTGATGAAACGAAAGCGAGGGATGCAACCAACAGCATTATGAATGCTATGGCGGTTTCGTTCTATCAAGGCGGCAAGAACGTGCCGAAAGAGTTTTATGATATAGCGTTGGAGTACGGCTACACGCCAAAAGGTGGAAAGCCTACTAATGGTGTGAATATCGATGCTATTGAGAAGAATATCAAGAAAACCAGCGGTGTTGGCAGCATTCCAGGGGCTAGTGCGGCTCCTACTAGCTCTAATCCTGCGTCATACTTCACCCCGCAAGGAGTTAAGAATCTGCAGAATCGTCCAGGTGGTTCTATCGACCCGGCTAAATTCCAGGCCATCCTTGATGGTATTACTAAAAACGCTAAAAGATAAGTACTTGCAACGGTGGATGTTTTTATGTTATAGTAATTACATCCACCAATAGGCCGCCACGATAGCGCGGTACGGGTAGCACACGAAACGTGCAATCGGTTAATCCCACGATAAGGGGTTCGTATTTTAAACAGTGGATGTTTGAACAACGAATCAACTTTATCAAAGGATTAAAACGATGGTCGGAACTCCCACCTCATTTAGCACCTCTGACGTACAAACCAGAAAGGTTTGGGCAGAACGGATGCTTTACGACTCTATCTCTGATGAGAATATGGTCGGTCAATTAGTAAAAGACGGCACACTAATTCGTAAAGATGACCTCTCTAAAACTGGCGGCATGGGTCGCGGTGACGAGGTTAAATATCACTTCTTGAACCGCCTTACCTCTAAAGGTTTGGTTGGTATGCAATCTGCGACTGGTAATGAACAGTCTTTGACGTACTACCAAGATACGGTACTCATTAACCAAGTGCGTGAAGTTGTGAAGAATCCAAATAAAGGTTCCATCGATCAGCAACGCGTTACATTCAACCTTGAAGAAGATACTTATCAAGTATTGAAAAACTGGTTTGTTGAGCGCATGACGGTTTCTGCAATCAATCAATTAACTGGTAACACAGCGGTTTCATTGGCTTATGATGGTAGCACTTATAGCTCTGATGAGCGCCTGGTGTTGACTGGCTTAAATGCTGCAACAGCTCCTGCTGGAACTGGCCGTATTGTTCGTCCTAACAGCTTGACCACTGACCAGGCCGTTAATGCTGACACTACCGCTACGATGAAGTTCTCACTCATTGACACGATGATTGATGGCGCTCGTACTAACCGCCCTTATATCACGCCTTTCGATGGTGCGATTAAGTTCAAGATGTACGTACATATCAATACTTTCCGTCAACTCTGGCAAGATACTACATCACCGTTCCAATACCGTGACTTTGTTTATAACAAGCTCGCTGGTGGTGTGAATGATGCTCAGTTAGAAGGTGAGTTCATTGACTATAACATGACCCGCATTATTGCTACGGATAAAATGCCTTATGGCGTTCACTCTAGCACGTCTGCACAGCAAACCAATACCCGCCGCTCCATGTTGGTTGGTAAAAATGCTGGTGCTATCGCGTTCGGTCAAGGTTATGCAGGTGGTTCTTCTCCTACCGCTGGATTCTCATTCGAGCAAGATTTCGAGGATGTGAACCTCTACAAACGTACTGCTATTGTTGGTGTTTATGGTATTGCGAAAGCGCAATTCAACAGCATCGATAACGGCGTAATTGTTTCAACAACTTATGTAGTGTAGGTTATTATATGACTGCTTATACCGGAACTGTGCTAGTTTCCCCACGTTGGGATGCTGGTCAACAATACACTTCGGTGGGGACTTACGCGCTAACTGGTGCGTTGGTTGCTGCCGATACAATCACCTGGGACAATCTCATTCCAAAAGGGGCGCAAGTCCTGGATGTTAGTTGGGTTTCCCCTGAGCTTGATACTCACGTTTCTCCAACGGCTACGATTTCGGTAGGCGATGGCAGTGACGCTGACGGCTTCATGTTAGCATTTAGCGTGGGCATTGCGGCTGCTTCTTTGACTTATGTCACAGCTGGCGGTAACGGCGCAACCATCGGGTCAACTTATTCCTCTGCTACGGATGTAGTGGCTACGGTTGCCTCTGCTGTTGCTACAGGCGCGTCTAGCGGAACGATCTTTGTGAAAGTGACGTATAACTGCGTTGGTGTAGTGTAGGGATAGCTTATGGCGGTCACGCTTTCGACTATGCGTAACAGAATATTGAATGATTCCGAAAGGGACTCTTCTACATTCTCTACGTATGTCGATCAGAAGATTGTGGCCGCCATAAAGTTCTATGAGCGTAAAGGCCGCTTTTGGTTCTTAGAAACCAACTCAACAAGCCTTACTCTAGCCGCTGCTGCTTCTACTACTACACTACCTAGCAATTTCTCAAAGCTAATACGGATTAGGGTGCTGCGTGGTGGGGTTTATATGTGTGACCCCGACGGTATAGAGATGCTTTCTTATGATGAGTTAAAACGCAGGGCTACTGATACAAATATTACGGATGCGCCGTATTACTGCGCTCTATACGGCAGAAGCACATTAAAGTTTTATCCTACAGCAGACCAAGAATACACGCTGGATGTGGATTATATTTTGAAAGATACCTCTTACCCTTCTGGTGACGCTGATACATCGGTCTGGATGGATAATGAAAGCGAAGACATGATTTATTACAAAGCCTCTGCTGATTTCTGGGGTGATGTTTTGCATGACGAGGTTAAGCGCCAAGAGTTTGAAACATTGGCTGGGCGTGAATGGAATGAATTAGTCAAGGCGAATAATAACCGCGAATATAACTATTGGGTAGCATAGATGTCTACAACAGTAACAGATGGTGAGTATTCAGTAGTATTGCCAGCGGTCAATGACCCGGTGGATGCTGACACATGGGGAACTACGCTTAATGCGTGGTTTACCAATATCCCCTCTTGGTTGAAGACACGTATTGGCGATATGAACTTTGCGGATTACGTACTTTCACGCGCCAAGATGAAAGACACGGCGGAAAGTGTCTATAGCTTAGGGAATATCAGCGGTGCTGTATCTATAGATTACACTAACGGTCACTGGCAGTATGGCACGCTTACAGGGAATATCACCAGCATTACTATTAGCAACCCACCTGCAACGGGTTCCGGTGGATTTTTGACGTTAGAATTGATCCAGGATGGTACTGGAAGCCGCACTTTGACGCTTGATAGCGCTGTGTATTTAACTAGTGGTAATTCTACTATTACGCTCACTACGGCGGCGAGTTCGGTAGATTTTTTAAGATTACAAACTCGCAATGGCGGGACAACTTGGAGTGCATTTACTAACCTTGATGTGAGGTAGTAAAATGGCAATGTTTTCAACCTTATTAGGTATGTTAGGAGGCGGAGTGGCAGGCTTAATAAGTGCACCTCAGCGCGTAGCAATAACAATTAGCGGCACTGGCGGCACTGGAACCATTACGGCTGTTAATACTGCTAATACACTAATCTTTTTCGCTGGCATTAGTTCAGGCGCTGGTGCAAACGCAGCTTCGGATCTTGGTTGCCATTGGGTTTTGACTAATAGCACCACAGTAACGGCAACCAGAAGCGGAACTAGCGGAACATTTACTCTTTATTTAGATGTTTGTGAGTTTACTCCTGGATTTATTATACAGCAGCAGATGACCTCAGTTGCGGTTTCTGGTTCAGGCGGCACTAATACAGCTAGTATTTCATCTTCTTCTACTTCTAGAACTAATATTATTCCTTATGGCTGTACAGCGACTTCAGGTTTAGGGGTTGGTGGATCTGTTCTTGAGATAGTGTGGGCACAGAACTCGACTACACAGGTACAGGCGACTATTGGGAGTTCGTTTGCTAGCGGCACTGTTACTGCTTACGCTAACGTTGTGGAGTTTGGCAGTTAATGGCGCAAAGAAAGCGAGTTGATATTTCTGTAATGCCTGGCACGAATCCCTCCCCGGATTCTACAGAATTAGACACGCTTCATTGGACAGAAACGCAGCTTTGTCGCTTTTTTGGTGGTAAGATTCGCAAGATGGCTGGTTGGCAAGCCCTTTCCAGTTCCGCGTCCAATGTAACGTTGCTTGGTGGGGTTAGGTCTATATACACCTACACCAGCGCTGCAAAAGATCGGATTGTTGTTGGTTCTAATACCCGTCTTTATGTTTATCAGGATGGGGCTTTATACAATATAACACCGCTCATTTACGCTAGGTCAACACTTGGAAGTAACCCTATTTCCGTAACAAACCTATCTACTACCGTGACTATTACCAGCACAGCGCATGGCATGTCGATTGGCAACGTAGCTACGCTTTATAATGTTTCTGGTGCGGTTGGCGGTATTCCACAGGCGGAGTTAAACGGAACCCATACGGTGGTTAGTGTGCCTACTGCCGACACCTACACCTTTACCACAACAAGCGCAGCATCTTCTACCACGACAGGCGGCGGCACTACTATACAGGAGGTTCGCCCTACCGTTGTTACGGCGGCGGCATCTGCTGCAACGAATTATACCACGCTAGGCGCTGACCCTCTGGCCACTACCAATGGCTCTAAAACCGTTACGGTTACACACACGGCGCATCACTTGGTTGCAGGCGATACTATTACCTTTGCTGGTGCGACTACTACTAACGGCATCCCTGACACTGAATTGAACGCTTCTCATATTGTGCGTTCTATTGTTAATGCAAATAGCTTTACAATCATCGTGCCTACGACTTCTGCAACCTCTACTGGTTCTGGCGGTGGGGCTGGTGTTATTGAAAAGACCAAAGTGCTAACTATTACCAAAAACTCACATGGAATGCAGAACGGGGATCGAATCAGGATATTCGGTTCCGCTGCGGTTGGCGGTATAGGAACCAGCGCTATTAATATCGAACATATCTTGCGTGGCGTTACGGCCAACACCTTTGATGTATTGACGGCAACAGAGGCTACTAGCTCAGTTTCGGGCGGCGGTGGCGCTAACCTTACTTATCAGAAGCAGCTTGCCGATGGCGAGCTAGATGCTTCACAAGGCTACGGATATAGTGGTGGAAATTATAGCGTTGGCAATTATGGCACTGGTAAAACCTTCTCGGTGCAGCAGAATTTCCCCCGTATTTGGGCGATAGATCGATATGGCGATGATATTGTGCTAACGCCTGGTAATGATGGTTTTGTTTATATTTGGCAAAACAGCACAAGCACCGCGCCGATTCCTTTGGCTAATTCTCCTACGGCTCGTTGGTTGTATGTCCATGAAAACATGGTTGTGGTGCTTGGCGCTGATTCTTCGCTAAACCGTTTCCAAAACTCAGATCGTAACGATGCTACAGACTGGACAGAGGGGGCAAGTTCTTACGCCTATTCTGATGATGTCGAGGGGATTTATAAGTTCCTTTCCCATGCCAGAACTGGTGGTATTGACCTGCTTTTTACCGAATCAGAGGTATTTACCAATGAGTACGTTGACAAGCCGGATATTTGGTTATTGAAAGAGTTAACCAATATTGATGGTATTATTGCGCCACGGGCTAGGGGGGCAGTTGATACCCTTATCTTCTGGATGGGGCAGGAGAATTTTTATCTATATGACGGTGGCCGCGTTATCCCATTGTCATCTATTGACCAGAACGGGCGCAGAACTGACACGGCGGTTAATTACTTCTTTGAGAATATTAACTTTACGCAGCGGTTTAAGATTCATTGCCGGGTTTATCCAAAGCTAAATGAAATATGGTGGTTTGCGCCGTTTAATTCGTCTACAGAGCCGGATTACTACATTATTTACAATTACGTAGAACAGCATTGGACTACTGGCAACCTTGCTAGGACGGCATCAGAAGAGCCGCAAACTATTTGGCAAACTCCTCTTATGGCGAATGCTACGAGTGAATCGGTAGCCGGATCAATTTATAAGCATGAGATTGGAACGGATGCTGATGGTTCGGCTATGACGTGGTACGCGGAGACTAATTACCAGCAAATAGCTGAGGGTGACAATACTTTCTATGTTAACCGCGTCATCCCTGATGCTACGCAAACAGGAAACCTTGATATTACGGCCTATACCAAGCTCTATGCTCAAGATTCAACTGAGCGTTCTTCGTCTTATGTGGTCACAGCAACAACGCCGTGGGTTGATTTGCGAGGCGTGCATGGCCGTCAACGCAAATACCGCATAGGGCAGAATGCTTTAAGTGAAGATTTTGTAATGGGTAAATTTATTGAAGAAATAACGCCAGGTAGCCCACGATGAGAGAGACAAACAGCAGGCTGGATGTTTTGGAGAAGAAGGAGCGTGACCTGGCAAGAACGCTTAGAAATAGGTTTGTTGCTGGCAGGTTAAGAACAGATAGGACAGCCCCTTCCGCTTATACGGATGTGGTTGGCGGTGATGAGTTAGGAGATATCGTGCGTACTGGTGCGTATGAATATTTGTTAGTTAACGATAGTGGAACGCTTAAGTGGGCGCGACACGCTTTAGATGTAGCATGGTAGGGTAATATGGATCCAATTTCGATGGGGTTAACTGGCGCTGGACTTCTTGGCGGCTTGTTTGGTGGTAAAAAAGGTGTTTCTTCTGGTGCTTCTGGGTTTGCTGCTATGCCTGAGGCGGTGCAACAAGCCTATTTAAAGACTTATTTGCCAGCTATTTTGCAGAATTATAACGCTGGTTATCAATCTATACCTATGCAGCGGGTACAGGCTCCTAGTAGCCCGTTCGATAGCCGTGCTATGTATGACTTGCAGCAATATAGCGATGCTTTAGGTGGTTATTTTAGCCCGATGGGGGGGCAAGGTCAGCAAGTGAACCCAAACACAGCAAGCCCGGTAAATGATTCATCTTCGCCTGTGAACGATGCTTATTTGGAATCATTGAAAAGATTATTCGGCGCTAACTTTGGCAATGTAGGATCAAGGATTTAATATGGCTACACCATACGTTTCAGACTTATTACAGGGAACACAATACGCTGGCGGTGTATCGCCTATTGGTGTTGTTGAACCGTTTAACGAATACCAACGCCAAGGTATTACCCAAATGGCCGGTGGCGCTCCTGCTATGGGCTTTATGAAGGGTATGCAGCAAGCCTTCCAACAGCAACTTGCTGGCGCTCCTACTGGTGGGCAAATTCAGGGTTATTTAGGTTCTGGTGACAGGTTGTTGCAGTCTGGCACGCGAGGCATGACGGATCAGGATTTTAATGCTGGCGTAAATCGCTACATGAATCCTTACCAGCAGCAAGTGGTGCAAAATACCATTAATGAGTTAAATCGCCAAGGCGGCATTCAGGCATCTAATATTGCAGGGCGTGTACAGCCGGGACAACGTAGCTTTGGAACGACAGCCCAGGGGGTTGAACAATCTCAGCTAACCCGCAATTTGCTTGACCTTATAGCGCAGAACACGGGTAACTTGAACTATCAGGGTTATAATCAAGCCGCTAATCAGGCTGTTAACCAGTTTAATGCTGAAAGGGGGCGTGATATCCAGGGTTCCCAGATTGGTTTTGGCGCTGGATTTAGCGGCCTTCAATCACTAAGTGACCTGATTAATAATGCCAACACTGGCAACATTGCGAACCAACGTAACTTTGCGGCTAATACGGGTAATCTGCTGGGGGCTGGTTCTCTCATACAGGGTCAAAACCAACGTATGCTTGATGTGGTTGCGCCTCAGATTGCTAGTAGGACTAACTTCAACCAGCAAAACCTTATGACGTTAAAAGACTTATTAGGGGCGTTCCAAAATAGTTCTACAGGGGCTAGTGCAGGGCAACCTACAACTATGTCACAGCTAGGTGGGTTGGGTATGATAGCTGGTAGCGGCTTAACACCACCTTGGCAGGGCGGCAGCAACTTTTTAGGGTTATTTTAGATGGCAGGATTCGATTTTACAAAGCTGATGAGTGACCCTATTGCCCTTGCTGGTTTGGGCGTGGCTAGTGGCAATACCCTTAGTGATGCGTTAAAGCAGGGTGCGGTGCAGGCTTCAGCTTATCAAAAGCAGCAGCAAGAAAAGGCTGATTATGAGCGTCTGCGTCGGTCAGAGGCGTTGCTTCCTGGGCTATTATCAGAAGTTGATATGAAGAACCCAAACGAGGCTTTCCAGTCATTGGTGCGGGGCGGAGTTGATCCTAAGACTGCGTTAGATTTAGTTAATACTATGGCAGACAACGAGACAAACAGAATGCGTTTGCAGTCTGGCGGTGATCTGCCTGCGACGATTAAGATTGCAAACGCGGTAGAAGAAGCCCTCGCTGCT